CAGGCTACCCAAATCAACATCAACCTCAACGCGACCGCAAAACAGCTAGAGCGGTTGTCGGATGAGGAACTGCTAGAGATAGCAGGCAAATCCGAAACTTACCTAGAGCCTACAGGAGCATAGATATGCCCGCACCACTAGCACCCATAGCGTACGCAGGCGGCGTGACTGTCGCCCGATACGTCGCGAAGCACGGCGTTAAGAAAGCCGCCGAGAAGTATGGCAAAGCTGCCCTTAAAAGAGTCGCAACCAAGAAAACAGCAAAGAGCGCAGCGACTAAAAGCGCAATCATCTCTGGCGAAGGTGCGGCAGTTAGGGCAGTTAACAATCGGAAGTCCAGAGTAAACAAGACAGCGGAGCTAAAGAAAGCAAAAAAGGCAGCTAACCGTCGCGCTAGCAGTCCAGCTACAGACACGGTCGTTAAGTCTGTTGATACAGCTCTTGGCCGTGCGGCCAAAGGCAAAGTAGCTAACGACTACAGAGAGGCCCGTAACCGTCGTAAAGCCCAGAAAGCAACTAAAGCAGCAGCACCAAAGCGTGAGAGATAACCCCCGGTGAATGCTGAAATCCCAAAGCGCAAGTGCTTACGCTGTAAGAGCTTGCATCCGGTCACCTTGTACTCTGACGAGGTAAGTGGGCTGTGTGTCTATTGTAAGGCGGATGATGCAGAGGCGTTGCCCGCGCCGATGACCGTAGAGGCCGAGATAAAAGAAGAGGAGGCGTCACTTGAAGATAAAGCGAAAGCAGAGCTTGCGTTACGTTTCCTCACAAGGAAGCGTCTCCTCCCATTCGTCGAGCGTTTTAACCCCGATTATTCAGCTGGCTGGGTTCACAAAGACATATGTCGACGGCTGGAAAAGTTCAGTCAGGACGTGGTGGAAAAGAAAAGTCCTCGACTCATGCTCTTTATGCCACCGCGTCATGGAAAGTCGACTCTTGCGTCGGTTGCGTTCCCGGCTTGGCACCTTGGCCGCAATTCTAACCACGAATTTATTAGTTGCTCGTATTCGGGTTCGCTTGCTATGGGCTTCAGTCGAAAAGTACGACAGCTCCTCCGCGAGCCTACTTACAAGACTGCGTTTCAAACTCGACTCGATCCTGACAGCCAGTCTGCAGAGGCTTGGCTTACTACAAATGGCGGCGGTTATGTTGCAGCTGGTGTCGGAGGTGGTATTACAGGTAAGGGAGCGCACATTCTTCTTATCGACGATCCCGTCAAAAACCGAGAAGATGCTGAAAGCCAAAACAACCGGGACAGCTCTTGGGATTGGTATACTAGTACTGCTTATACACGGCTCGCTCCGGGTGGTGGAGTACTTGTTATTCTCACTCGTTGGCATGATGACGACCTAGCCGGACGACTACTAAAAGCTTCGGGGGAAGGTGGCGATGACTGGGAGGTCATCCGCTATCCCGCTATTGCAGAGGAACCGGAAGAGTTCCGCGCGGCGGGCGAGGCGCTCCATCCAGAGCGCTACGATGTAGAGGCGCTACAACGTATCCAAAAAGCAGTCGGGCCTAGAGACTGGTCCGCGCTATACCAACAAAACCCTGTTGCGGATGATGGCGACTACTTCACCCGCGATATGATCCGTTACTACGACCCCGAAGAGGTCGATCTAGATGCTATGCGGTACTACGCCGCGTGGGACTTGGCGATCGGTAAGCGTGATCGCAACGACTACTCTGTCGGTATGGTCGTCGGTGTAAACGAGTTCGACCAGTTATTTGTTATGGATGTTATCCGTGGCCGCTTTGACGGCTTCGAACTCGTGGAGCAGATCCTAGATCTCTACGAGACGTGGCATCCCTCCATCATTGGTATTGAGAAGGGCCACATCGAAATGGCCCTTGGCCCGTTCTTGGAAAAACGTGTTCGAGAGCGAGGGCTGTACGAAGCCTATTTCAAAGACCTCAAGACGGGGCGACGGGATAAGGAAGCCCGTGCTAGAGCGATCCAAGGTCGTATGCAACAGGGAATGGTGTATCTCCCTCGCGATGAACTATTTACCGGCCCCCTTGTCGCAGAACTACTACGTTTCCCGAACGGGGTTCACGACGACCAAGTTGATGCGCTCGCATGGTTAGGTTTGATGATGACTGAGTTTGCCTCTTATCAGGCACCACCAGTGGTCAGAGAGCCTTCATGGCGTGACAAGTTGAGTTACCTAATGAAACCCGAGCGCAATAAATCCTCGATGAGTGCATAAATATGGCGGCTTATACAAGCAAGAAGCGAATATCGCCCGGTGAAGAAGCAGAGATCGCTTCGGCACAGTGGGACCGTTACACCCGTGCCCGTGACAACGGTCACCTAGACTACATAAGCCACGCAAAACGATGCGATGCCTTCTATCGTGGAGATCAGTGGGACGAGTCAGATATAGCTGCTCTTGAATCCGAGGGCCGTCCTGCACTGACCATCAACACTGTACTACCAACAGTGAACACGGTTCTTGGAGAACAGTCCACGCGCCGTGCAGATGTGCAGTTTAAACCACGCCGCAACGGTGACGCTGAGGTCGCACACACCCTTACTAAGTTGTACATGCAGATTGCTGACAACAACAAGCTCGATTGGGTCGAGCAACAGGTGTTTAGCGACGGCCTGATTCTAGATGGACGCGGATACTTTGATGTTCGTATGGACTTCTCCGATCACGTGGAAGGTGAAATACGAATCACGGCCAAAGATCCACTCGACATACTGATTGACCCCGATGCAAAGGATGCCAACCCTGACTCGTGGAACGAGGTTTTTGAAACCAAGTGGATGACTCTGGATGAGATCGAGGAACTCTATGGAAAGAAGAAAGCAGAACGGCTTCGCTTTATTGCGGAGAACGGAGCAGGTATGGGTCGGGACTCCATCGAGTACGAGGAGAATCGTTTCGGGGATCTGTCTTCTGGCGATGATTATCTTGGTGCTGGAATCCCCGCCGACGATGAGTACCGTAATGTTAGGGCACTTAGGGTCATTGAACGTCAACACCGGAAAATGCATCGAGTAGATTGCTTTGTTGATCCAGACACTGGAGACCAAAGAGATGTACCAGAAACTTTCTCAGACGCTAAAGCAAAGAAGTTCGCGAAGCAGTACGGACTCAGCATTATCTCGAAGGTTAAGCGCAAAGTGCGCTGGACTGTTACGTGCGATCAGATCGTGCTTCACGACGATTGGTCTCCTTATCACGGGTTCACTATTGTTCCTTACTTTGCTTATTTTAGGCGCGGCAGGCCTTTTGGCATGGTGCGTAACCTGCTGTCTCCGCAAGAGCAGCTCAATAAAATTGCCAGCCAAGAACTCCACATTGTAAACACCACCGCGAATAGCGGTTGGATGGTCGAGTCAGGATCATTGGTTGGTATGACCGCTGATGATCTAGAGGAGCACGGCGCGGAAACAGGCCTCGTGCTTGAGTACAACCGTGGTTCAAATCCACCGTCCAAGATTCAGCCCAATCAGATCCCCACCGGCCTAGATCGTATCAGCCAAAAAGCTGCGCTTAACATCAAGGCGATCTCCGGTATCAACGACTCGATGCTTGGAACGGACAGCGCCGAAGTATCAGGTGTAGCAATTCAGGCTAAGCAGAATCGTGGTGCGATCATGATTCAGGTGCCGCTAGATAATCTGCGCAAGACACGGCAGTACTTAGCCGAGTGCATCCTCGATCTGATCCAGACGTTCTACACCGAGCAGCGAATCATCATGGTCACTGATGAAAGTGACCCAATGCAGCCACGTGAGCAGATGGTTATCAATGAGATGACACCAGAAGGTCGGATCATTAACGACCTGACTCTAGGTGAGTACGACGTTGTTATATCCACGGCACCTGCTCGTGATTCGTTTGACGAGGTTCAGTTCGCTGAAGCACTTAACTTGCGTCAGGTCGGTGTGGCGATACCAGACGATGCCATTGTTGAGTACTCGCACCTATCGAAGAAGGGCGAACTTGCCAAGCGTATCCGCATGATGACCGGTGTAGAGAAGACACCAGAGCAGCAAGAGATCGCTGTAATGCAGCAGCAAATGGCTATGCAGACTTTGCAGCTTGAGATTGCGAAGCTCGAAGCCGAAGTCCGCAAACTGCAGTCTGAAGCGGCGGTCAACATCGCCAAGGTACAAGACACAGCCGAGGTTCAGCCTCAGATGCGCATGGCGGAACTGCAATCGCAGCTTGAGATGAAGAACCGTGAGCTTGAGTTACGTCGTGAGCTGTCTGATCTGACAAATCAGACACGCCGATCTCAGCAGGAAACAGCTGCTGCAACCCGAATTGCTGCTACAGCAATGCAAACCGCTGCGAAACAGCAGCAACCGCAGCCGGTAAACATACCGAATATGCGGACCCCAACGAATCAATAGGAGATTGACAGATGTCTGACGAAGATCAGAAAGACGAAATGTTATTTGACCGCATGCCGGGGTCAGATGCGCCTGAAGAACAGGCTGTAGAGCAGCTTGATTTGAACTTTGGATTAGGTGAGGAGCCTGCCGAGGAGCCTGAAGATGAAGAAGAAGTTGTCGCGGAGGCTGAAGAAGCTGAAGTTGAAGCTCCTGAAGCTGTTGAGGAGCCTGAAGAACCTGCCGGAGAGGACGATTCTCCTAGTATCGGGGATCAAACGCCGGTAACTGAGGCGGCTGAAGAGGCGCAAGAAACTGTTGCCGAAGAGCCAAAGCGCCATATGGTGCCTAAATCACGCCTAGATGAGGTGTTGGCCAAGCAAAAAGCGCTCGAAAAACAGCTCGATGACCTAAAAGCGCAGAAACAAGAGCCGGGTGAAGCGCCCGACGCGTACGATTTTGATGCAAAAGAGGTCGAATATCAGAATTTAGTGCTCGATGGCGAGGCTCAAAAGGCTGCAGCACTGCGAAAAGAGATTCGTGCGGCAGAACGAGCACAGTTGGAGTACGAGATTGGCTCAAAAATTGGCGAATCTGTGTCCCAAAGCCAACAAGCCACAGCATTACAACAGGCTGCATCAGAATTAGAGACCAATTTCCCGGTTTTCGACAGAAATTCTGATCAATACAACGAAGACTACACTCAAGAAGTCATCGATCTGCGCGACGCGTTCATTGTGAAGGGCGAAAACCCCGTTGCAGCGTTGACAAAGGCCGCAAAATTCGTACTTCGAGAGTATGACTTGGTCGATATGGGCGAAAACGCCTCTTCTCCGTCACTTTCTGGCGAAACAGCGCCTCGCGTTGACGAAGTAGCCAAGAAACGCGCCCAAGTAAGCCGCAAATTGAAGGCCGCAGAGGCACAACCACCCGAAATGCCGGGTGAATCGTCCTCCGCACGCGGCGAAAAGCCCTTAGATATCGCTTCCATGACGGAAGACGAGTTCAACGCACTGCCGGAAGCGACGCTTAAACGACTACGCGGAGACATTATCTGATGCCAGCGAAAAAAGACCCGAAGTTAGCACGGGCAGGCGTAAGCGGTTACAACAAACCAAAGCGAACGCCTAGCCACCCAACTAAAAAGTTTGTGGTTGTCGCTAAACAGGGTAACCAAACGAAACTTATTCGTTTTGGTGACGCCAAAATGACTATCAAAAAGAGTCAGCCGGGGCGTCGCAAGTCGTTTAGAGCACGCCACCGGTGTGACTCAAGCCCACCCAGCAAGTTAACCGCACGATATTGGTCGTGTAAGAAATGGTAAGGAGTAAGACATGGCAAAAGGTGTACCACATTACTTTAAAGACGGTACTCAGCACACGGGCGGTACCCACAAAATGCCTGATGGGACCGTTCATTCTGGAGCATCACACAGGGCTTCGTCCAAGAAGCTCTTTCATTTAGACGAGCTGTCCAAGACAGCAAGGGAGAAAGCAATGCGCACTACAAAGCCAAAAAAGAAAGCACCACCGAAAAGACCTGCTGCTGGTTCAAACAAAAGACCAAAACCAAAGAAGGCGTACTGATATGGCTAAGGCACCAAAAAAACCTACTAAGTCAGCCAAGAACAGACGCTTGGCTGCTATGGCTGCACCTAAAGACAAGATTACTAGGCGCGACATCATAACAGCGGCCCGCCGTAGAGCTAAAAAAGGGATTAAGAATGCATAAGGGTAAATCATGCAGCTGCAGCAAGAGCAGCAAGAAAAAACCGAAGAAAACGGCCACAACTCGACGAAAGAAGAGGTACTAACATGATTCCAGCACAAGTAAAGCAGGCGTTTAAGTCACG